TGGCCGCACCCTGGTAGCCAGTGGCGCTGGCCGCACCCCGTTCGCCAGTGGCGCTGGCCGCACCCTGGTCGCCAGTGGCGCTGGCCGCACCCCGTTCGCCAGTGGCGCTGGCCGCACCCTGGTCGCCAGTGGCGGTTTCGCCCTCGGTGACTGCGCGCTTGAAGGTGTATTCGATCGCGGCCTTGATCAGGCCCGGCAGGCCGATTTCGACACCGACCTTGATCTTCTGGCTGGCGACCTTGGAGTCATCGCTGTGGCGGGAAAGGACGCCGGACTGCTCGACGAGGAAGTAGCGCGACTCGTTCGGCGAGTAGTAGCCAAGAACGTCGAGGGGGTACTCGCAGGCGTGGAATCCGCCTTGGCAGGCAGCGACTTCGCCGTCGTGCACGTATTCCTTGCCGACCTCGTACTGGAATTCACGGCACTGCAGGTTCTGGTAGAACCCCTTATAGGACTGGATGACTTCCTGCTCGACGGCCTCGGCGGTCTTGGTCTTCTTGGCGGCCACTGCTCGATCTCCATGCCCCTCGGCGGATGCCGGTGTCTCGGGGCGATGGAGGGAGTCTAGACAACTAGACCGCATAGTCAAGAGAACTAGACTTTTCCCGCGCAGAAAATTATGAACAGTCTAGAATTTGTTCAGCTATCCAGCGAGGCCGGCCGCCTTGGCAAGTATCGGCGCTAGGTATTGTTGGACCATCCACCATAAGCCGCCGCCGATTGGAGCAATCACCGCGAGTACGGCAAGCCACATCTGTAGGGAGGTGGGAGTGTGATTCAAACGCTCCTTGATGGTCGCGACGTCCTGCCGCATCGAAGAAACCACGGCAGAGAGGTCCGCTACGGAGCGACGCAATTCAGACACTTCGCGCTGGACGTACTCCGCCGACGCTTCTAATTTTGCGACCCGAGCTTCCATATCTCCATCATGGGGCGGTCCGCCTCCACGATCAACCGAGCCGCCAAATGGCTGCCATGGACCAGGCCGCACGTTACTCATGTTGATGCTCCCCGCTTGCGGATCTTCCACTCCATCAGGGCGCGCATGGTGTGGAAGTGCGTGTAACCACACGTTAGACATTCAGCTATATAAAAAGGGATGCCGAACGATTCATCTCTGGTTGGTACCTGGAGATACTGGCCATTGCCGGGGCTGAACGAGATGTTCCAATCATTGGTTGAGCAAACGGGGCATGGTTTCGGTTTTCCGAAAGACGTAAGAAACCGCTCCGCATCGTCGATGCTGAGTTCTAGTCCATCTATATTGATGCTCTGATTGCTCATCCGCGCCTTAGTCCGCCCATCCTCCAATCCAGTGGACACGGCCAATGACCGTGATCGGAGTTCGCTTCGAATCCATGCGCTTGGGCTTCTTCCAATGATGGTCGCCGTTCGGGTTGTCGCTCTCGAAGTAGGTGACGCCGTCCAGAACCATGGCTCGTTTCACGAAGTACTCCGGATGACCTGAGCCCTCGGCCTGGATCACATACATCACCCCGTCAACTGGCTTCGTGTCTGAGGTATCGAAGAGGATTGCGTCCCCGTCATTGATGGTCGGCTCCATGCTGTCGCCCTTGCCGTAGTAGACGGCGAGAGGGCGGCCATAGATGCCGCGCCGGCGCAGCGAACTCGCCTTGAACTTCAGCTTGTGGGTCTCGGCATACTCCTGGGCCTCGGCGCCCGCGCCCAGGCCTGCAGACTGCGACCAGCCTGTGACCTCCGACCATCCGTCGTCGGCGTCGTTGGCGGCAGAGCCCTCAATCGGTCCGCGACCGTACTGCAGCCACTGCGCATTCACCCCCAGCGCCTTGCAGAGCTTGTCGACGGTGACGCTCCGGATTTTGTCCGCCTTAGTCGTGCCGTCCAAGATGAAATAGACCCCAGCCTTGCTGAGCACCTTTCGGGCGACCAGATCGGCCGGCGTCATGTCCCGGAGCGCCAGCGCTCGCTTAAGTCGTTCAGCCATCGTGTCCATAGGACTAGAAAAGTAGGCGGTGACCGGACTAGAGCGCTTGACAACAAGGTCTAGAGGTCTAGACTCACCTCGCATGGACCTGACCAAACGCGCAGTAAAGGAAGCCCTGGGCTTCGAAACCGATGCTGACCTGGCTCGCTTCTTCGGCATTGGCCGGTGGGCTGTTGGTCAGTGGCCGGCAGACGAGCCAATCCCGGAAGGCCGGCAATGGCAGGCGAGGGCGCTTCGCCCCGACGTCTTCGGCCCGGGCCCCGAACAGGGGGTGTCGGATGCTGCCTAGCGCTCCCCTTAGCCCCCTGGCCCAGTACCGGCTGCTGAAGGGCCTTGGGCAACCCGTTGGAGTCACTCCACCGAGCAAGGAAATTCCGCCCGAGATGACGGCTGCACGACCGATACCGAGGCTCAAGGAAGCCCGGAAGCTGGTCGGGAGGCTGGTATTTGCTGAGTGGCTGGACTCCAGCCGGAGCGACGGGTGGACCCGGGCGAAGCCCGAGTCGGTTGCAGCCCTTGCCTGCTGCTCGGCCGGGCGACTCATCGAGTACACCCCGGGCTCGGTAACGATCGCCGGGCATTGGACGGTCGAGGAAAGCCCGCAGCGGGCAGGCTCGATGACCATCCCGACCAGGGCCCTCGTGTCGCTGAGGGCCCTGAAATGACGCGGATTACTTCTTCTTGCCCTTGTCCGCCGCCTGGGTCAGCGCAGCTCCTGCCACCGACTTCACGGCCTTGGACGACTTCGGATCGGAAAGCAGTTTGCTGGCCGTTGAAGCGACCTTCGGGCTGGTCTTCTCGTTCTTTGCCACGGGGACATTCCTTGAACGGTGCGGACGATTCCGCGCTGACGAGCATACGCCCGGACTCACCCACGGCGTACCAGCCGCACAGCAATGCGCCCGGCCTGGTTGCTCAGGGCAAACCAATTCCCTCCCACCCGCACCAACTGCGTCACGTTGGGCGGGAGCTTCTTTGCTGATTCAAACGAGGCATGGATCGGTCGGTTCATGCCTTCCATTCAATCCGCTGCCCTTTGGCAACTCTAGACAAGACATGGAAAGCATTGGAAACCAGGACAAGTTGAGGCTGGCCTTCGGCGTCCATAGGGAGCCGAAGAACGCGCCCATCAGGCTCGTCGTACAGCTTGAAAACGAGGCTCAAGCACTCGCAGTGGCCATCCGCTCGGGCGGCCACAAACTTGCCTACATCGCGTCAAGCGTTGGCAAGTCCGAAAGCTACATCTGCCGGCTTGCCAGTGGCGAACGGCGCATTCCGAAGAAGCTGATAGGCCCGCTTTGCGCGGCGACTGGGACAAATCTCCTGCGCCAATACATCGAGCTGCAGAACGTCGAGGAAGACGTCTGCGACATCGATCGCCTGGCGCAACTGTTGAGGGCCGCATGACCCGTGAAGAGACAATCGAATGGCTGGCTCGCTGCATCGAGACGGCAGCCCGTGGCGCTCCGATGAGCAACATTGAGAAAGCCGCTCACCGCAGCCGCTGCGCCGCAGAGTACGCGCGTGCCGAGGCGCGGCGCGTTCAGCCCAAGCTGCAGCTCGACCTGCCGAAGGTGGCCTGACCATGGCTGGCGACTGGATCAAGATGCGCGCGGACCTTTTCACGCATCCGAAGGTTGTCCGCATAACGTCCACATTGAAAGCGGACACGCTGAGGACGGTCGGCGGACTGATGTCCGCTTGGTGTCTTTTCGACGCGCACTCAATCGATGGCCGCATGGACGGCTACGCGCCCGAGACGCTCGACGAACATCTGCGCTGGCCGGGCTTTGCCGCGGCAATGATCGCCGTGGGCTGGCTCGAGCACGACGGCGAAAGCCTTGCCCTGCCTGAGTTCGAGGCGCACAACGGGGCCTCAGCAAAGCGCCGCGCACAGGATGCCGACAGGAAGCGAACCGTCCGCAATTCGTCCGCATCGAAAGAGGACACTTTGCGGACCAGAGAAGAGAAGAGAAGAGAAGAAGAAAAGAAAGAGCTTCCGCGCAAGCGCGCGCCCTCCAAAACCGTCCTGCCTGCTGACTTCGGAATTTCCGATCGTGTCCGCACCTGGGCAACCGAGAAGGGCCACAACCGCCTCGAGCTGCACCTGGAATCGTTCCGGTCGAAGGCAACGGCCAAGGGCTACACCTACGCCGACTGGGACGCCGCGCTCATGGAGGCGATCCGCGAGAACTGGGCGAAGCTGCCGACCGATGCCGGCAACGTCATCCCGCTCGAGCAGCGCCCCGGCGGCGGGAGGAGGGCGCTGTGATGGAATCCCCGAGCCACGCAGAGGACGCGGTGCTTGCTGGCGTCATGGCACGCAACGAGGCGTTCCACGACGTCGCCGCCCTGGTTGCCGCCGAGCACTTCACCAGTCCGTTCCGCCAGCAGCTGTGGTCCGCCATCCGCGATGCCGTGGTCGCCGGCGAGCCGGCCGACGTGGTCACGCTGATGGACGCGATGCCCGATGACGCGGCGGCGATCATGGAGCTGGCTGCCAACGCGACCAGCGGCCTGGTGGTGCCGTACGCCGAACTCGTCCGCGAAAACTGGCGCATGCGCGAGGCGGCCGGCATCGGCCAGCGCTTGCTGATGGGCGCTCGAGCGCGTGAGGTCGAGTCGGTCAACGAGGCGATCACGGCCCTGATGTCGCTCAACGCCGAGGTGACCGACCACGAGTTCACCGGCAAGCAGATCCTCAACATGGCGTTCGAGATCACCCGCACGGCGTTCAACAACGGCGGGAAGTTGCCCGGCATCACGACCGGCAGCCGGGAGCTCGACGACATCCTCGGCGGCTGGCACGCCTCGGACCTGACCATCATTGGCGGCCGTCCGGCCATGGGCAAGACGGCGTTCCTGCTGGGCCTGGCCGAGGCCGCGGCGGCGGCGGATTACCGGGTGGGCATCTTCAGCGCCGAGCAGCCCGCGGCGCAGCTGGGCATTCGCCGTGCCTCGCTGGCGTCCGGGGTGTCGGCCACGGCGATCCGGTCCGGACAGATCCACGAGGAGGAATGGTCGCGCCTGGCCGTCGGCATCAAGCAGACGCGCGATCGCCCGGTGTGGGTCTACGACCGCTCCGCCGTCACGCTCGACGAGCTGGTCGGAGTGTCGCGCAAGTGGCGCCACGTGCACGGCGTGCAGATCCTCTTCGTCGACTACGCCCAGCGCATCACCGTTCCGCGCGCCGACCGAATCACTGAGGTGTCGCAGGTCGCTCGAGGTCTCAAGAACCTGGCGCGCGACCTCAACATCCCGGTCGTCTCGCTCGCACAGGTCGTCAAGGGAGTGGACCAGCGCAACGACAAGCGGCCGACGGCCGGCGACCTGGCCAACTCCGACGAACTGACCCGCGAGGCTGACCAGATCCTGATGCTCTACCGGGACGAGGTCTACAACCGGAACACAACCGAGCCCGGCATCGCCGAGGTGCTGATCGAGAAGAACCGCCACGGACCGACCGGCTACAAACGCCTGCGGTTCCGTCCCGAGACCATGGCGTTCGAAGACCTGCGCCAAGACTTCGACGTGGGACACGCCGCATGACGTACTTCATCCTCCGCCCCGACGGCACCGCCCGGGAGCGCATGGCTGCCGCCTGGCAGTTCGCCTGCGAGTTCCTGGAGCTTGGCAAGAACGCCAAGGTCGAGGTGTCCGAGGCGCTGCCCAAGCGATCGATCGACCAGAACGCTCGCATGTGGGCGCTGCTCACCGATATCTCCAAACAGGTCCAGTGGCCGGTCGACGGGCAGATGCAGCGCCTGTCGCCGGACGACTGGAAGGATGTCTTTAGCGCAGCCCTGCGCAAAGGCCAGCGCGTCGCCCAGGGCATCGAGGGCGGCTTCGTGATGCTCGGCGCGCGCACGTCCCGCATGTCCGTCGGCGAGATGTGCGACCTGCAGACCCTCATCGAGGCCTTCGGCGCCGAGCGTGGCGTGCGGTGGTCGGATCCCCACTTCAGCCAACAGAGGAAGGCAGCGTGAGCGACCTTTCGCACAACCAGCTCGCCGAAGACCTGGCCGCGCACCTCGCGGGGTACAGCGTTCCCATGGTCGTGTGGACCGACATGCAGCTCGGCCCATCCGGCAGCGCCAGGCCGGACGTCTACACGATCGAGAAGACGTATAGCGCCCTGCGTGCCCGCGTGTTCGAGGTGAAGGTCAGCCGCTCCGACTTCCTGAGCGACGTCACCAGCGGCAAGTACCTGCGGTACGGGGCGTTCGCCGGCTCGATCACATTCGCCACGCCTGCAGGTCTCATTTCCAAGGCGGAGGTACCGACGGGTTGCGGTTTGATGACCCGGTCGCCCGACGGCGCATGGCGCTACCAGAAGAAGCCAACCCTGCAGCCGACTCCTGAGCTGTCGCAGCACGCATGGCTGAAGTTGGTCATCGACGGTTGCGCGAGAGAGCGAGAAAACCTCCGCGTTTGCCGAACGGGCCCCCGGTCGAGCAGCCCATGGGTGGAGCAGGCCCGGATGCGGGAGAAAGCCGGCGCCGAGCTTGGCAAGGCATTGGCCAATCGAGACCCGCGCGCAGACATGCGTCCGGACGCCGACCTGGTGGGCAGCTACAACCGCCACGCCAAGCTAGAAGACATTGAGGCGGATCTCTTGGAACGGCGCAAGGAGATATCCGCTTGAGCCGATATGCGCGCAAACGGGATGGAAACCACGCCATCCTAACCAGCGCCTTCCTGCAAATGGGCTGCTCGGTGGTGGATCTATCGCACGCCGGCATCCCAGGGTGGCCCGACGTGGTGGTGGGGTGCACTGGCCGCGATCGATTGGTCGAGTTCAAAAACCCGGAGACCAGGTATGGGAAGGCCGGGCTCAACTCAAATCAAAAGGCCTTCACCCGCGACTGGCGGGGAGGTCAGGTCTTCGTGGTCAGCAGCGTAGACGAGGTAGCAGCGGTCGTCAGCAATTGGAGGAGGGCAGCATGAGCGGGCAGATCGATACCTTCGGGGTCTACGTTAGAGCCGAGTTGGAGCACTGGGGACGAGAGTTTGCCTTGCACCGGGACTGTGAATATTTGGGGCATCAGTCCAAGAACATGCTCCAGATCCTGATCGAACACCGCGGCGAGATGCCTCCGCCGAATGTGGGGTACAAGCCATTGGAGACCGATGCGAGAGCTCAGGCTGTCGAGGACATCGTTGCCGAGATTGCCCGATCCAATGGAGCTATGGCCTGTGTCTTGCGGGCCTACTTCTGCGGGATGGGCAGGCGAAAGGTCGAGCGCTTCGAGACCGCGCTATTGCTTCTGGCCAACCAGGGACTCCCGATGATGACCGAGCGCGCCTATCTGGAGATGGCGCGGCGCGGCGAAGACCGCATTTACGGAATGTTGGCGGGGATGCAGCGAGCCGCTTGACAGGTGACACCTGCAATGGCCAAATTAGGGCACGATGACATAGAAGCCCCTGGCGAAAGCCGGGGGTTTTGCTTTTGCGGGCTTGGCCGAGCGGCTAGGCACCAGCCTTCCAAGCTGTGGACGCCGGTTCGACCCCGGCAGCCCGCTCCAGACCCAGGGGGAAAACCGTGTCCGACCTCGACGTGATCCTGTCCCGCGTCGTCGGGCCAGGCCTGGCACTACTGCCTTCGAAGATGGACAGCGACCGTGCGCGCGTCATGCTGCTGGCGATCGGCTTGCAGGAATCTCGCTTCGAACATCGGCGCCAGATCGGCGGACCGGCTCGCAGTTTCTGGCAGTTCGAGCGCGCCGGCGGCGTCCAAGGCGTCCTGCGCCACCCGTCGACCGCGGCGCTGGCAAAGGCCGTCTGCAAAGAACGCGGGGTCGAGCCGGACGCGACGGCGGTCTATTCCCGCCTGGAGCACGACGACCTACTGGCCTGTGCGTTCGCCCGGCTGCTGCTCTGGAGCGACCCGCAGCCGTTGCCTGCGCCGGGCTACGCCGCCGCGAGCTGGCAGCTGTACCTGCGGACCTGGCGCCCGGGAAAGCCGCACCGGACCACGTGGGATGACCTCTACCGCCAGGCAGTCGAGGCGGTCAGGGCAGGCGGAGCATGAGCGTGGAGACAACGCCCGCCACCGACGGTCGGCAGCGCGTCTCCCTCGGGCCAGTCGAACGCTGGGCTGTGCTGGGTTCCGGCACGGCGCTGCTGGGTTTCGGGTTCTGGCTGGCCAGTTCAGTCCAGACCCTCCTGGTGTCTTCGCAGACCACCAGCCAGCAGGTCGCCAACGTGCAACTCCAGGTACAGCAGCTCAACACCCAGATGCAGGACGTGGCGGCCGTGAAACTCAAGGTCGCCGAACTGTCCATCCAGGTCGAGCAGAACAAGCAGGACATCCACGAGCTGAAGCAGCTGAAGGGGCTCAAGTGAAGCGATTCGCCTGGGCCGGCGTACACCGCCGAATCAGCACCTGGTTGGCGGTCGTCGCGGCCTCGGCCACCGGTGGGCTGGGCGCCTTCGCGCTGATGCCGCAGCGAGCGCAGGACGTTTTCCCAGAGTGGACGCTCAACCTGCTGGCGTACCTGGCGGTCGGTGCCGCAGCGCTGGTCCCGGTCGCCACCAGCTTCAAGCAGAGGGGCAAGCGCGATGGAACTGCCTGACCCGCTCCGGCCTTACCTGGCGCTGATCCGCCTCGGACTGTGGTGCGTCCTCGCCGGAGGCCTGTTCGTTGCCGGCTGCAGGCACGGCGAGCAGGGTCAGCGGGAGGCCAACGCCGCAGCGCTGTCCGGCGCGCAGCAAGACGCAGTCGACAACCTGGCAGCGGCGAACGCCTGCGGCCAGGCCATGAGCGACGTGTCGGAGCAAACGCGCTTGGCCGAACGCAAGGCGGCTGAGTGGAAGCAGGCCGCAGGCGCCGCCGAGGCGCGCGCCGGCCAATCCCGCGATCGGCGCGAGGAACAAATCGCCGCTGCCGCCAATGCGTTGGAGAAGGCGCGAGCCAAACCAACTTGCGCCGCGCAACTGGAGATGGAGCTATGCCCCGAAATCCCGTTGCTGTGATCATCCTGGCGCTGGTCCTGGCTGGCTGCCATCAGGCCACCAAGCCGCAGATTCCCAAGGTCGTGCATGTCCAGGTCGAGACGCCCGTGGCGCTCCCGGCCTCACTTACGCAGCCCTGCGCCCCCGTAAGGGCCAAGGCCCGGACAGTAGAGGCAGTCGTGGCCGCCTACAACGCCAACGTGGTGGCTCTGACCGACTGCGACCAGCGAATGACCGAGATCCGGAAGCTCCAGCCGTGAACAGCCGTGTCACCACTGCCTACGTCTCGGCTTACAACCGGCAGCGCCCCCAAGTGGCCCAGCTGCGTCGGCACGAGTCACGCGAGGTGGTAGCCGACTTCCGCGGCGCGATCCACCAGGACGCGGTAATCGAGTCGGTGGAGTGGCGCTGCACCTCCCCGTGGGTGTGCGCCATGTCCGCGCCGGCGGTGGCAAGTGATGGCAAGTGCGTGTCCGTGCGGGCTGACTTCCAGTTCGGCGGCTTCTGCGCCCTCAAGGCGACGGTGGCGCTGGATAACGGCGACACCATGAACCAGGTCTTCGAGTTCACCGTGCGCGATGCGCCGTACTTCTTCGAGAACAGCCCGGTGACGGCCGGCCCATTTGTGGTGACCGCCTAATGGGCCGGCCGAGCAAGTACACCGATGCCGTGATCGACCAGATCGTCGAACGCCTATCCACCGGCGAGCCGCTGGCGCAGATCTGCCGGGACGAGGGCATGCCCGCCTACCGGACCGTCAAGGACTGGATGGATGAGGTGGATTCGACCGGCGTGCAGACCGAGCGAGGCCAGCGCGTTTCCGCAGCCATCGCGCGCGCGCGTGAGGAGGGCGAGGAGGCTTTGGCGGCCGAATGTCTGGAGATCGCCGACGACGCCCGCAACGATTGGATGGAGCGGGCTGCGGAGAAGGGCGACGAGAAGGCCATGCAGTTCAATGGCGAGCATGTCCAGCGGTCCAAGCTGCGCATCGATACGCGCCTCAAGCTGCTGGCGAAGTTCAACCCGAAGCGCTGGGGCGACAGGGTCGACCTGAACCATGGCGGCACCGTCAACAGCAACCTGACCGTGTCGTTCGTGGGTGCTGCGCAGCAGGAGCCTGAAGTTGATCCAGTTCCCTGAGGCACTGAAGCCGCTCTTCAGTCCTGCGCGGTACAAGGTCGCCTATGGCGGTCGAGGCGGGGCCAAGTCCTGGGGATTCTCCAGGGCACTGTTGATCAAGGGGGCCGAGAGGCCCCTTCGCATTTTGTGCACCCGCGAAATCCAAAAGTCGATCAAGGACTCGGTGCACAAGCTGCTGAGCGACCAGATCCAGTCGCTGGGGCTGGGCCAGTTCTATGAGGTGCAGGCAGGTGTCATCAAGGGCGCCAACGGCACGGAGTTCCTATTTGCTGGCCTGTCCGACCTGACGGCAGAGTCGATCAAGTCATTCGAAGGTGTGGATATCGTCTGGTGCGAAGAAGCCCAGGCGATCAGCAAGCGCAGCTGGGACATCCTGATCCCGACCATCCGCAAGGACGGTTCCGAGATCTGGATCAGCATGAATCCGGAGCTGGACACCGACGAGACGTGGGTCCGCTTCGTGGAAAGCCCGCCGCCGGGCGCCACGTTGATGCGGATCAACTGGCGCGACAACCCGTGGTTCCCGACGGTTCTTGAGCAGGAGCGGCTACACGCGCAGGCGTCGATGCCCAAGGCGGACTACGAGAACATCTGGGAAGGGAAGTGCCGGCCGGCGGCAATCGGCGCGATCTACGCCGACGAGGTGACCGAGATGGTCACAGCGGGGCGGGTATGCGACGTGGTCTATGACCCGGCCTTTAAGGTGCACGTGGTCTGGGACCTGGGCTGGAACGACGCCATGTCGCTGATCCTCGTGCAGCGCCATCTGTCGACGCTGCGAGTGATCGAGTACCTGGAGGACTCGCACAAGACCCTTGATTGGTGGTCTGGCGAGCTGCGCACGCGGCGCTACAACTGGGGAAAGCTTTGGCTGCCTCATGACGGCGCGCATGGCGACTACAAAACTGGCAAAAGCGCGCGGCAGATCTTGGAGGCACTCGGCTGGGAGGTCGAAATCACGCCCAGCCAGCCGGTTGAAACGGGCATTCGGCAGGCGCGCATGTCGCTCCCTCAGACCTACCTGGATCGGGCAAAGGGCGCGCGGCTGCTTGAGTGCCTGAAGCGCTACCGCCGCACGCTGCCGAACACCGGTGAGCCTGGCCGGCCGATGCACGACGAGTGGAGCCATGGCGCGGATGCGTATCGCTACTTGGCCATCAACGCGGAAAGCCTGACCAACGTGGCCGACGCACCAAAGCTGACCTTCACCACCCAATTTAGCTCCGGCGGCCTCGGCGGCCGGGCATCAATCCTCAACGGATGACGATGGCCAAGACCAAGAAGAGCCCTGCCAACGGATCGCGTGACGACTTCACCACGCTGATGTTGCGCCGGGCGTCAGATGCGTTTGCGTTCGATACGGAGCAGCGCCGCCGCGTCAAAGAGGATATGGAGTTCGCGTTCGTCCCCGGCAAGCAGTGGGACACGCACATGACCAAGAAGCGGCGGAATCGGCCGTGCTACGAGTTCAACCGCACTCGACAGCTGATCCGCCGCGTCACGGGGCAGCAACTCAAGAACAAGCCGGACATCAAGGTGCGTGCCACCGAGGACGGCGACGTCGACACCGCCGACATCTACAACGGCCTGATTAAGAACATCGAAGTCCAGTCGTCAGCGGATACCGCGTACGACACGTCGTTCCAGTGGTCATGTGGCGGCGGCTTCGGTGTCCTGCGAGTGGTGGCCGACTACGAGCCTGGCGATACCTTCGATCAGTGCCTGAAGATCAAGTCGGTCCACGACCCGCTCACCGTGTGGCCGGACCCGGCGTCCCGTGAGCTGGACTGGTCGGATGCGCGCTACGTCCTGGTCACTGAGATCATCCCGCTGGACGAGTTCAAGCGCCGCTGGACCGATCAGAAGCCGGTGGACTTCAACCAGCCTGGCGCCGACGACTATGACCGGGAGTGGTACTTCGACGACAGCGTGCGCATCGCCGAGTACTGGTACATCGAGGACGAGAAGCGCCGGATCTACCTGCTGGACGACGGCTCGGTGGTGGATGCCGAGGAGTTCGACCCGATCAAGGACGAGGCGGCCAATCCAGCCGATGGCGGACCCCCGCTGACGATCAAGTCCGAGCGCGAGGTGATCCGTCCCTGCGTGTACTCGGCGCTCGTGTCCGGAGCTGGCCAGTTGGAGAAGCCGACCAAGTGGGGCGGCACGATGATCCCGATCGTCCCCCAGTGGGGCGATGTCCTGACGATCGACGGCAAGAAGATCTACTCGGGCATGACCCGCTTCGGCAAGGACTCCCAGCGAGTCCACAACTTCGAGATGTCCACGCTGATCGAGGTGATTGCCAAGCTACCGAACAGTCCGCTGACGGCCACGCCCAAGATGGTGGAGGGCCTTAATGACTACTACGAGCGGCTGGGCTATGACGACCCGCCAGTGCTTCTCTACAACGTTGACCCGCAGGCGCCTGGCGGCCGACCGCAGCGCGAGCCGATGGGGCAGTTCCCCGCCGCGTTCGCCAATATGTCGGCACTGGCCACGGATGAGCTCAAGGCCAACCTGGGCGTGTTCGACGCCAGTATCGGCGCGCGCACCAACGAGACCAGCGGCCGCGCCATTCTGGCCCGCCAGTCCGAAGGTGAGATCTCCAACTTCGTCTACATCGACAACCAGGTAAAGGCGCTCAAGCGCCTGGGTCAGATCCTGGTCGACGCCATCCCGCATTACTACGACGCCGAGCGGTCCATCCGGATCCTGGGCGAGGACGGCGCGGAGAAGTTCGTCCGGGTGAATCGCCCGACGCGCGACGAGCAGACGGGTCAGGTCTACATCGTCAACGACCTGAGCCGTGGCAAGTTCGACGTTACGGTCACGGTGGGCAAGAGCTTCGACACCTCCCGCATGGAGTTGGCCGAGGCCGCGCAGGCGCTGTCCGCGCAGCCGGGTCCGTTCGGCGCGCTTGGACAGTTCCTGCTGCTCAAGACGCTGGACCTGCCAGGCATGGACGAATACGTTGCCGCGGCCCGCAAGGTGCTGGTGGCGCAGAAGCTGCTCGATCCCGGCGACAACGATCAGCCGCCCGAGCCGCCGCAGCCGAATCCCAAGGACATCGCCGACGCCCGCTCCAAGGATGCGTCGGCGCGCAAGAGCCTGGCCGATGCCGAGCAGACTGAGTTGGAGACGCAGATCACCGCATACCAGTTCGGTGTGCAGGTCGGCGCGGCCCCACCTCAGCCTCCACCTCCACAGCCGAATCCAGCCGCCCAACGGCCCCCGGAAGGGGGCTTTTTTGTGGGCAATGGCCAATACCCGCCGCAGTAAGCGCGGCACCGCACCGGGCGGCATCCCGGGCTAATCGTTCCCGAGGAACGCATGACTGACACCAACCAAGCCGCAGCGCCTGCTGCGGAGGCGGCAACGCCTGTCGAGTTCAAAAGCAAGGCCGTGCCCAGCGTCTATGCACAGCCCGAAGCCCCCAAGCCCGAACCGGTGCAGGAAGCCCCGGCGCAGGACGTGGAGGCCACTGGCGAAGCGGATGACGCGGAGGCGGAACTCCCCGAGGATCCGGCGACTTCGGACGGGAACGATGCACCCGCGAAGCCCAAGAACAAGGGCGTCGGCAAGCGCATCAACGAGCTGACCAAAGAGAGGCACGACGCACTCCGCGAGCGGGACTACTGGCGCGAGCAGGCAATGCGCACCCAACAGGGTGAGCCGCCGGCCGCGCAGGATCCGCAAGCGCGGGCGGCAGTACAGGAAGCTGGCGAACCGAAACTGGAGGACTTCGACTTCGATGTGTCGAAGTTCAACCGCGCCCACTACCAATGGCTGCGGGACCAGGATCGCAAGCAAGAGCAGGCACATGCCCGACTGGGCACGTTGCGAGAGAAGGAATCGGCCTTCGAGGTCGAGCATCCCGATTACCGCGACGTGGTCTACGCGCCAAACGTGCCGATCACGCAAAGCATGGCGGAAGTGATGCTCGGGACCGACAACGCCCCGGCCGTCGCTTACCACCTCGCCACGCACCTGGACGAAGCCGCCGCCATCGCAAAGCTTCCACCGATCCAGCAGGCCATTGCTATTGGCCGGATCGATGCCCAGCTGAGCGCCCCCCCCGCGTCGCCGGCCTCTCCGCCGCCGGCTCTTCCCAAGAAGACGACCAACGCCCCGCCGCCGCCCAAGACGGTGTCTGGTGCCGGACAGCCTCAAGTCACCGAGGACGATCCGAGCATCAGCACGGCCCAGCGCATTGCGCTGTGGAAGAAGGGCAGGCCGCGGGGTTCTCGCTAATCCCAAGAGGAACCCGCAATGGCAAACGCACTGCTCACTACCGACAAGATCGTCGACCGCGCACTGATGCGCTTCAGCGAATCTGCTACCGCGCTGAAGATCCTTCCGAAGACCTATGCCTCCGAGTTCAAGGGCGAGCGCAAGGTCGGCGCCAAGGTCGACGTCCCGATCCCGCAGCACGCTGTAATCCGCACCGGCCGCGTCGCGCAACCGGCCCCCCTACAGACCCTCGTCCGTCCGGTCGAGATCATCGAACAGGTGGGCTTCGATCTGACCTTCAACAGCTCCGAACTGGCGCTGGACATCGAAGAGTTCGACCGCCGCTACCTGAGCCAGCAGGTCCCCGATCTGGTGGTCGACATCGAGGCCAAGGCGCAGCGCCTTATGTACCAGTGGACCCCGAACCAGGTGGGCACGCCGGATGGCCAGTGGACCAACATCGGCTATGGCAACCTCGCCAAGAAGCTGATCGAGGACAACGGCGGCGGCAAGGGTCAGAAGAACATGATCCTCAACAACGCGGCCGAGTCGACGCTGATCCCGAACATGTCGGGCCTGTTCAATCCGACCAAGGAAATCAGCGATCAGTACCTGGACGGCGTGATCAGCCGGGCTGCCGGCTTCGACTGGGTCAGCTCCACCGTCGCCCCGCTGCATCAGCGGGGCTCGGGCAACGCTTCGTGGGACGTGGGCGCGGCCAACCAGACCGGCGACTCCATCGCCATCACGGGCGGCACCGGCACCATCTTGGTCGGCGATATCGTGACCTTCGCCGGCTGCGTGGCAGTCCATCCGCAGACCAAGCAGTCGCTGGGCTACCTGCGGCAGTTCGTGGTGACCGAGGCTCTGGCCGGCGGCGTGATCGGCATCTTCCCCGCAGTCATCACCAGCGGCTCGGAACAGAACGTCACCGCGTCTCCGACCAGTGGCGGCGATGTGGTCATCGCTGGCACCGCCTCCGACACCTACGGCATCAACCTGGCCTTCCGTCCGGAGGCCTTCCAGTTCGTGACCGTGGATCTGCCGGAGCTGGATGGTTGGGAGACCAGCCGTCGCGAGTTCGAAGGCGTGTCGATGCGCCTGACCCGCGGCTCGGACATCCAGAACGACACCAACCTGTGGCGCTTCGACATCATGTGGGGCTTCGGTGCCCTGCGGCCGCAGTGGGCGTGCCGCGTCGCCAACGACCCCGCCAACCTGACCGTGACCTAAGGAGGACTGAATCATGGCAAAGGTAGCTCTCGGCAACATTGCCGACCGTGCCGACCAGACGCGCTATCTGGTCGAGCCCATCGAGTTCGTGGACGCTGACGGCAACACGCTTACCGTCGCTGCGGCCGCCACGGACACCACCACGGCGATTGCGCTGGCCAACAGCCTGCGCACCCAGCTGATCGCGCTGGGCGTGGTGGCCTCTGCGTGAAGTCGGTCTATATCGGCATTCCGGCCTACGGTGGCGTTGAACCGCTATTCCTCAACTCCATCCTGGCCGGCGTGCTGGTATGCCGGGAGGCCGGGTGGGACATCGAGTACGAAGTCCTTCCCGGCTGCTCCCTGATCGACAAGGCAAGAAACCAGATCGCGGCCCGATTCCTTGAGTCGGGCCGCGACTGGCTCCTGTTCCTGGACGCTGACCTGGTGTTCGAAGCGTCTGACATGCTCAACCTGCTGGAGCGTCCCGAGGACGTGATCGGCAGTGCCTACGTCAAGAAGAACGGCGAGGGCAAGTACAACGTGCGCCCCCTGGATCCGCTCAACGAGCGCGATGGGGCATGGGAATGCGAAGGCATCGCCACGGGCTTCCTGAAGATCTCGCGTGCCGCGCTGATGGCAATGGATGCGCCGACGTTTGGGGACACGAAGGCCTTCTTCCGCACCGAGATCATCGATGGCGAGTACTGGGGCGAAGACTACCTGTTCTGCCAGCGATACCGCGAGCAGGGCGGAAGCGTATGGATGCTCCCCGCCGATATTGGCCATGTTGGCTCATTCACCTATCGAGGCAGGCGATGACGCAGGTTGCTGACTTCATCAAGGACACGTTGCTGCAGATCCAGGCCACCGACGCGCGCCAGCCTGTGCGTGCTGTGGACATGGCCGGCGGCATCCGGGCCCTGAACCGCTTCGTGCGCCGCCTGGAGGCCAATGGCATCGCCCTGGGCTGGGCCGATGTAGCTAGCCCGACCGACGCGTTGCCGATGCCAGCGGAGGCAGAGTTGCCAGTCATGTACGCGTTGGCGATCGACTTGGCGCCGTCGTATGGGACGACTCCTTCTCCAGCGCTGGTCGCGCGCGCCAACGATTACATGAACGATCTGCGCCGCGACCAGATGGTGGCCGCGCCCATCCAGCCAATCCTGGACGTTCCCGTTCCTGAGTCTCCGCATCGCGGCGGCGGCTTCTTCGGGCCCTGGGTGGCCTGATGCGAAACCAGCCCGTTCCATTGCCTCTGGGGTTCTATCGCGACGAGGACCGGCCGTTCTCGCAGCAGGATGTGTGGAACTACATGCCATGCAAGGCCGAGCGCACGGGTACGCGATCTCCACTGATGCTCAAGACGCCCCCGGGGCTGTTCCCATGGCTGGAACTGACGAACGCCCCTCCGGTGCGGGGTATCCATGATTGTGAGGGACGACTGTTTGCCGTGATCGGCACGACGCTCTATAGACTGAGCTCGCCGGATATCGCTGTCCCAATCGGCAACGTACCTGGCAACGGCCGCGTGGTCATGGACCACAACCAGCGCGCCAGCGGGCAGCAACTGACGATTGTCAATGGATCGGCAGGCTACGTCCTGGACACCCGTAGCGGCGGTTACAGCCGGATCACAGACACGGGTTTCTCGGGGTCGCCGCTGATTCGCTTCATGGACGGCTACATGCTGGGCATCGACCCGGCGGGGCGCTTTGCCTTCAACTCTGCGCCGGCAGAGGCGACAAGTTACAACACGCTTGATCGCTGGACTTCCGAATATCGCCCTGACCGGTTGGTGTCAATGGCACGAGTTGGCGGCGACCTGCTCCTGCTTTCTGCGAACTCGGGCGAGTTTTTCCAGAACACAGGACAAAATCCTCAGCCGTATCGCTCCAAGCGCGTGTTTCTGGATAAAGGTTGCGCCGGGCCCTTCACTGTCGCAGAGGCGGATAGCACTGCTTTCTGGCTCGGGTCCGATGGGTTTTTCTATCAATTGGACGGATACGGTGCCAAGCGCATCTCAACTCGACCTATCGAGCAAGCCATTCGCGGCCAGGACTGGTGGAACGCGTTCTCCTTCGTGTGGGAATCCGAAGGACATACCTGCGTGTGCTGGACGTTCCTCACCGGCTTGACCTTCATCTGGGACTGCTCTCAACAGGAGTGGCACCGCCGAGAGTCGTATGGGCTTGAACGCTGGCGTGTAAATTGCACGACGCGAAGTAATGGTCAATGGTTCGCCGGTGATTTTCAGCTCGGGCGGATCTGGCGAATCGACTGGAATTACCCATGGGAGGGCGACACAGAATTCGTGTCTGGGTTCACCGTTCCAGTGATACATGACAACCAGAACGAGCTTATCCACCATCGGCTCGAACTGGTCATGGACACCGGAGGTGTATCGAATTCGCCTCCGGATCCGCTATTTCCGATCCAGCAAATTCCGCCATCCATTTCCGGGAGCGCACCCGATGGGGCGGTTGGCGTTGCATACAGCTATAGCTACACAACCACCGAAGGCAGCTCTTCAATCCTGCGGACGACGATTGACGAGTCGGCATTGCTGCCGGGGCTAGCCTGGGATCAAAACACGGCAACACTCAGTGGCGTACCGACAGCGGCCGGTAGCATGACGATTACGCCCAGGGTGACCGACCTAAATGGCCTCTGGGCGTCGCTGACAGACACGATCGAGGTGCCGGAAATCCTTCCGCCTCGACTCTCTGATTGGCGATACCTGCAAGTCGAAAGCGACGATCCTACGGATTATTCGGGTGTCGGTTTCGATGACTCTGGCTGGTCAGTAGGAACTGCACCATTCGGTTCTTGGGAAAATGGTTGGGGTCCTTCGCAGGAAGCTGAGGGGGCTCCGACCGGCCTGATTTACGCGCCGTTGTATGACGGAAGATTCGCGGAAGAGTTCGAGTCCGAGTGGGAAACGCATACCCGCCTATGGCTGCGACGGAAGCTGAACCTTTCTGCTGTTCCTGCGGGGGACTTGAACATGATCATGTTCATTGAAGACCACTGCGATGTGTATGTGAATGGCGATCTGATCGTGTCGACCCCCCCAGATCACAGCGGTGGGATCGGTCAGTCCTTCTCGGTTCCGGCAAGCAGTTTGGTGGCTGGCGAGAACGTCATTGCGATTCGATGCAACGACGAGGCGGATGGCAGCGGCATCAGCGTCGTTTACGTCGATTTGATACTGGAGCTGCCATGACCTCGCATGCCGTTCGCATGAGCTACTCCGACGACGGCCAACCAAACTGGTCGGAGTGGGACGAGGCGGATATCGGCGAGGTCGGTCAATACGGCCTGCGCATCTACTGGACTCGCCTGGGGCGCTCACGCCAGCGCGTCTACCGCTTCGAATGCAGCAGCCCGCGCCGGCGCGATGTGCTGGCGCTGGTGGGCAACTTCGCTCCCACGGAGAACTGATGGAATTTCCATTTGCTGAAACGGCGCTCGTCGAGCCGGCGCCGCGGCCGAACTATGCCCAGGTGCGGGCGCTGGAGGCCGAATTGCTCAAGCATCCCCAAGCTGATTGCCCCATCACCCACCACTGGGCTGATGGGCTATATGGCCGGGAAATGTTCGCGGCCGCCGGCACGGTGCTGGTCGGTAAGGTCCACCGGTTCTCGACGATCAACGTGCTGCTCTGCGGCCGAATCCAGGTCACGGACGCAGATGGCGCCGTGCGCGAAATGACCGCGCCGGCGGTCTACGTGACGCCGCCCGGCAGCAAGAAAGTTGCGCTGGTGCTGGAAGACATCCGCTGGCTCAACGTGCTGCCGACCAAGCTGACGGACCTCGACGCGATCGAGGCTAAGTTCATCGTTCCCGAAACCCCTTTGATTGAGGACATGCCATGAGTTTCGTTGCTGCTGCGGTGGGTGGAGGCGCGCTGCTCGGCGCCGCTGCAAACGCCTGGTCTGCAAACAAGTCAGCCGGTGCCGCCAAGGCCGCCGGGCGAAATGCCACGGAGGAACAGGCGCGCCAGTTCAACATCACCCAGGACAACCTGCAGCCGTGGCTGGAGGCCGGCAGCTCGGCACTTGGCCAGCAGCAGCGCGTCCTGCAGGGCGACTACTCCGGCTTCCTCAATAGCCCCGACTATCTGGCCGCGCGCGACCTCGGCACCAAGCAGTTGGACGCGGGCGCGACGGCGCAGGGCAACCTGTGGGGCGGTGGCGCCGATGCCGACCGGATCCAGTTCGGCCAGCAGCTGGCGACCCAGAACCTGGGCAACTACTGGAACAAGCTCGCCGGGCTCTCTGGCACCGGACAGCAGACTGCGAACCAGCTGGGCGCCTACGGCCAGCAGCAGGCCAACCAGTATGGACAGAACCAGTGGGCCGTCGCGAATGCACGCGGGAGCGCCTACGGGCAGACGGCGGGCGCCGTGAACGACGCGATCAATTCAGGCCTTGGCGCCTATGGCTACTACAAGGGGTATGGATCCTAATGGCCAACGCATTCGCCTCCTTCATGCAGGGACAGCAGGCAGGCCAGCAGACGCGCCAGGTCCAGCAGCAGCAAGAGGATCGCAACGCCTGGCGTAGCATCGCGCCGCAGATCCTGGCGGGTGATCCGAATGCGGTCTCTCAGGGGGCTGTGATCAACCCCCAAGGCACCGATGCCCTGCAGGCCACCGGCGACGCCCAGCTGCGTCGCGCAAAGGGCGCTGCCGATTACTTCAGCAAGGCGCGTCAGTCTGGCAACCCGGAAGCAGTACAGACCGCTTTCAAGACAATCAGCCCCTTCATGTCGCAGGTCACCGGCAAGCCTGCGCCGGACGCATATGACGAGGCGACGATGGGGCCGGCTTTCGACCAGTTCGTCGCCTCGATCGATTCGCGGCTGGCGGGGGCGCCAGCAACGGGCGGCGACGTCCTCAAGAGCCTACGCATCGGTGCCGATGGCAACTTCTACGCAATTCAGGGTGGCCAGCTGGTCAATACGGGAATCAAGGCCGACCCGCGCACCCAACTGCGTGATCAGCCCGGAATCGCCCCATCGATTATTGACCTGCGCACCGGTTCGGCGTCTCCATTGAAAGAGGCTGGATCGCAGGGGCAGCCATTCACTGTTGATCCATCGCTTCCTCCGGAAGTTCAGGCGCAGATCAGGGCGTCGGAAGCTTCAGGTCAGCCGTACAGCGGCGGACAGCAGCTCATCGCGCCACGCCAAAATCCCAGCCAGATCATTACCCCCTACCAGCAGGCTCAGTTGGGCGGACAGATGCGCGATGATGCTCGGGCAGATGCGGCCTTCAACCTGCAAGCACAGGCTGCCGCACAGGCACTATCCGACCGGCAGGCTGCGGCGCAGGAGAAGCAGATCAGTCAGCAACGGGCGGTACAAGGCGTCTTGGATAGTACCGATGACGCGCTCTCCACTATCCAGCAGCTGCGCAGCCACCCAGGCTACCGTTCCTTGGGCACCGTTCAGGGGGACGCGGCCACTGCGCTGCCGTTGATTCGCACAGATGCAAAGGGCGCGCAGGCGCGGCTTGAGACTGTTAAGTCACAGGCACTCATCAACACCTTGTCGGCGCTGAAGCAGGCTTCTTCGACTGGCGCATCTGGTTTCGGTTCACTCACCGAGAAGGAGGGCGCCGCGTTGCAAGCCTCAATGGCGAACCTGACTACGGCTCAGACCCATGAAGACCTGGATGATGCGCTAGGCCGGATCGAGACAATCCTGCGTCGCAACCAATCTCGGGCAATGGACTCGCTGCAGCAGCGTGGTGGTTTTGCACCTCCGCAGGCTCCGCAGCGCGCCCCGGTTGCAAACGGCAATCGTGAGACCATGCCGGCGCCAGCTGGCCGTACGGCGGTGCGCACGGGAACCCTGAACGGGCGCAAGGTGGTCCAGTACAGTGACGGGAGCACCGACTATGCCGATTGATCCGGCCGAGTTGTCGCAGGTGCAATGGGATGAGCCCAAGCAAGCAGCTCCCGCTGCGATCGATCCCTCTCAGGTCGTATGGGATGACGCGCCGCGTGCTGACTTCTCCGGCGTGACCTCGCAGGTGATGCCGAATCCACAGCCGGACGTGCCACGCCCCTATGCCGACAGCACCTTCAACAAGGTGGTGGACTTCTTCGCGGGTCCGGCGCCGATCCAGGGCAATACGCTGGAAGAGCGCCAGGCTGACTACCAGGGTCGGAATCCGGCACTTCGCGGCCTTGTGGGCAGTGGCCAGGCCGTGGATAGCGTGGTTCGCGGCATCGGTCAGCTGACCGGCACCAGTACACCTGGGATGGATGCAGCCAGCCGGGATACCAACCAAGTAGTCGCAGGGGATTTGCCGACGTCCGCGGGGAAGTTCGCTACGGACGTGGCGATGACGGCATTGCCTGGAAGGGCAGTTACGCAGCTCCCAACCTTTGGTGCCCGCATGCTCGCAAGCGCCGGTCTCGGTGCTGGCTGGGGGGGGCTGCAAGCCGAAGATGAGGCCGGTGGTCGTGCTAGGAACGCGGCCTATGGTGCTATAGGTGGCGCAGCAGGAGAAGCCGCTGGAGCAGCGATTGGCCGCCTTGGTGCGCGCCTGTCTCCAGAGGTCATGGCCCTCTACAACTCCGCGAAGGACAAGGGCATCGATCTGCTTCCGCATCAGCTCTCCGATAGCCAGTTCGTCAAGCGTGCGCAGAACATCCTTCGGAACATGCCATTCACTGGCGCAAACGCAGCTTGGCAGCGCCAGGTAGACCAATTCAATCAGGCGGTATCACGCACCTTTGGGGCCGATGCTCCCAAGATCACTCCGGAGGTATTCGCGCAGGCTAGGCAGAGAATAGGCGATCAGTTCGACCAGCTTTCAGCGCAGAGTACTCTGAAGATCGACGACGATCTGCTGAACAAGCTGGGCGGCATCGCGCAAGATGCCAAAGAGGTTGGTGAGGATGGGACGATCCGCGCCGTTAACTCAATGATCGATCGACTTCTGACCCAGAGCAAGGATGGTCAGTTGCCAGGCCTTGCGTACAAGAGCCTGGATAGCCAGCTTGGCAAGCTGATGGCTAGCGGAGGCGAGAAGGCGTGGTTCTTGGGGCAGCTGCGGGATGCCGTTCGGGAGGCGATGGATACCTCCATCCCGCAGGAACTAAAGCAGGCATGGGCTACAGCACGCGGTCAGTACCGGAATCTGAAGACGGTAGAGCCGCTGGTTGCTAAAGCTGTCGACGGTTCGCTCACGCCAGCCCAGCTTATGGGACGAGTAACAGCAGACAAGGCAGGCAAGTCTGCAATGGCCACTGGCCGTGCGGGTGAGCTGGGAGAGCTTGCCCGAATTGGCCAGGCGATGAAGCCGCCGCCGACTTCTGGCACTGCTGAGAACATGCTTGTCGGCGGAATGCTCAACCCGATGAATTGGCCCGGCTACGGCGCGCCAGGCTTGGTCGGCTTTTCGGGAGGGCGTGCCATCAACAGCAACTGGTTGGCGCGGGTCATGGCCTCAGAGGCGAGGCCCGCAATCACAAATTATTTTGCTCGGCTCGCGGGCCCATCAGGCGTCGCGGTCGGCCCCGCTGTCGCTGCGGGAACTTCCGCTGTCCCCGTGCCCGAGCCGAGGGGGAGGAACAACGGTCGCTGAGGTGTAGTAGACGCCACGCTTCGCAGCCTTTTTTTCAGCCTTGATTCGGCGCTTCTCCGCTTGTTCGGCTTCCCATTCAGCAATCTGTCTATTCTCCCGCTCCAGATCCTTTTCGATCAGCCAGTGGATGCCCTTTCCAACGAAAGGGGCGACGGCGGCGGTCAAGGGGATAGTCCAATCCACGTCAAACCTCTCTACGTGGAGATTTTGAGAATTGCTGCTTGGCAGCCCAAGCCAGAGTCAGAACAAGGGCGAGAGCAGCGCCGATCCCAAAGCGCCCGCCGCCTATGTAAGACGCATAGGTCAGAAATCCGACAATGGCAATGGCTGCCAAACGAAGAATGATTGCCGTGACACGTGCGCGCTTCGGCGACCCAGCGAACCTGAGAAGAGCGTACGCAGGAATAGCTGGAATGAGGAAGCTTGAGAGTTCATATCCGAGGGCAGTTGCAAAGTCCATGTCACTTGTCCTGATGGGCGGGGGCGAATGATTGGAGGCTTCCGATATCACGCTCCATTGCCTCTCTGATTCGATCGAGATGGAGAACGCGTCGGCTTGATTGCGCGATCACTTCGTTGATCTCGCCACGAATCTTGCGTTTGCTGGGCTGGCGAAGTTGCAGCGTCAGATCCGCAATTTGCGCGTTGAGCATCTGTATCTCGCCTTGCACGCGGCGTAGTTCGTCGTGCCGCGCTTGCAGGAGCTGCGCCTCGATCGCCACGGGGAAGGAGTCTTCAAGCCGCGCCAGGATCTCAGCATGGAGGGACCGGCCCGCCTCTTGGGCAGCAGCTTCGAGTCGCCCTCGAAGGTCTTCCGCCATGCGGAGGGGATAGGGTTTGGTTTGATGCCGATCTGCCATGCGGCGGGATTGTGGGATTCAAATAGAATCTCCGCAAAGAGTCCACTTGACATCCACATGATGTGGGCGTCAAATAGGATCCACGCTGGCATGGTGCCAGTCGGAGAGAATCATGAGCGACCAGAAAGAGGACGCTATCCGGCTGAGGGCTCCTTACCCCCTCCGGATGGAGCCGGAGGTGCGGAGGCGGGCCCAGGCCGAGGCAAACCGAATCGATCGGAGCCTCCATTGGGTGATAAACGACAAGCTCAAGCAGGCTTTTGGGCTCAAGGAGGCCGCGTGATGAATGGACTCACGATCGTAGGAACCAACATCCGCCGCGACACCGATGGCCGATTCAGCCTGAATGACCTGCACCGAGCCGCCGGAGGAGAGAAGCGGCACGGGCCGGCGTACTTTCTCGCCAGTCCACAGGCCGCCGAATTGGTACAGGAACTGGAAACTACCGGCCAGCCGGTAGTTTCTCTGGAGGGCCGGAGCGGGGGGACGTGGGTGGTGGAGCAGGTCGTGGTGGCCTACGCCGCCTGGATCAGCCCCAAGTTCCACCTGGAGGTCATCAACACCTTCCTGGCAGCGAAGAGGGCGACGGTCCGCAAGGCGGCCGAGTACGGCATCGCCGGTCCGGTGGCCCGCGAATATCGGGCGCTGTTGTCCATCGCCAAGCTGTCCGGTCTCAAGGGCAACCAGGCGACCCTAGCGGCGGCGCAGGGAGCGGAGAAGCTGACGGGCACCAACCCTCTGGCCCTGATCGGGCAGACGCACCTGATCGCCGCCGAGCAAGTTCGGCAGTACACGCCGACTGAGTTGGGCCAGGAGCTGGGCGAATCGGCTCAGGCGTTCAACAAGCGCCTGGAGAGGGCCGGGCTGCAGGTGAAGAACATCCATGGTGACTGGCAGCCGACAGCGGCGGGTAAGCCGTTCGCGGTGCTGCTCGACACCGGGAAGCGTCACAACAGCGGCACGCCGGTGCAGCAGGTGAAGTGGTTGGAATCGGTAATTGAGCGCCTGACCGATCCGGAGGCCGCATGAGCAATGTCGTCGAACTGCGGCCCAAACCGCTAACCGACCTGGATCAAGCGGTTATTTCGGGGTTTCAGGCGGCCGAGGACGCGCTCATGGAGTGCAAGGCCGAGGGTTTGTCGCCAAGAAAGGTCGCCTACGAAACTGCAGTTGCCTTGTATGAAGACATGTTCGCTTCGACTCCGGAGCTTGCTCGGGCTGAGCTGGCCTCCTTTGTGCAGCGGATGCTGGAATTCGTGAAGTGAAGAACCAAAACGAGGAAGCCCCCGGCGGCAACCAGGGGCTTCAGGTGAAATTCCAAGCGAGGAAATTTCAATGGCAGAGATTACGCCGACTCCCCTAGGAGTCAAGTTCCCGCGGTATCACGCTTCATGCGACTGCTGCGAACAAGTGTTGGGGCCGTTGTATCGGGCCAAGTCCTTCGACACTGCGGCGGCTTCCTTCCGGATGGTTCTTTGCTTCAGCTGTTTGGAGCGGCTTGAAGCAGAGAGCGAAGAGATTAGGGAGTTCGAAACTAAGCGATGCCTCGTCCGGCACGCGGGGCGGTATTCGCCAGTGTTCGCCGAGTTCGTGGCCGCCTGGTACGGCATTGAAGCGCCTGCAATGGTGGCATAGGGCTATGCCGGGTAATTGCCGAACCGATCGGCACCGAAACTCTGCAAAGGCTGAAAAATTCCCTTGAATATCAGTGCCGCCCCAGCGGCACCGAGACCTGTTCAAGTAGTCCCCAACACCCCCGCTTCGGCGGGGTTTTTATTACCGGCCCCGCCAAGTGCGGGGCTTTTCTTTTGGAGACCCCATGTCCGCCTTTCGAATTTTGGACCAGGCCCCCCAGTACCTGCTGCCCTCGGGCAAGGTCAACGCCGGCGGCTCGCTGACCTTCTACGAGACCGACCTGACCACGCTCAAGGACACCTGGTCCGATCCGGACCTGACCGTCATGAACTCCAATCCGGTCGAGCTGGACGCGGCCGGGCGCTCGGAAACCGATATCTGGGGGGAGGGCGAGTACGGGGCGGTCCTGAAAGACGCCGCCGGCGTCGTGATCTGGACCCGGAACAATGTCCGCCTGGGGGGCGACGCCACGCAGTCTATTCCCGCGCTGGTGGCCGGTGCGGTCTTGTCGAACGATGGCTCGAACCTGCTGTGGGATCAGCGCCTAGAGCTTCCCGATCCATCTGGCTCGAATGGGTATATTTTGTCGACCGATGGGGTGAACGTGCAGTGGATCCCTCCGCCCGCGGCGCCAGAGGTGCCGATCGAGGACGGCGCGAATTACACGATCGTCGGTGACACGATGCATCAGTGGGGCACGGGCACAGCGCCAGCTTCTGGTTTCCGGCAGACCTCGGTGTCCATCACGTTCGGAACGGCATTCGGCGGGAATCCGCATTGGGTGGGGGTGACGCCCACGAACGCGACCCACACCGCCGGCGGCCAAATCGGCGTCGCCGCGGTGACTTCCAAGTCGACCACTGGATTCGGGGTGCAGTTCGATACGGACGACTTCGGCCAGAGCAACGCGGAGATCACCGGCGCGCTTGCGTTCGACTGGTATGTGATCGGGCCGAAACCCTGATGCCCCGGTTCATTCCCAAGCCGCAGTCGCCAATGGTGGGCGGCGCCGGCCTGCCGACCCCTGAGTGGTACGACTACCTCAAGCAGGCGCTGGAGGCCGCTGAGGGTAATGACGCGCTGCAAGCGCAGATCAACGCGATCCTTCAGCAACTCGCAGATCTGGGCGGTGGATTCACGCTCACCGGTCCGCAATCTGTCCGCGTGGTCGGCACGCCTTCGAACGGCTTCGTGCAGGTCATGCTGGACGGCGACGAGGCCACTCCCAGCGCGTCCTATTACTACGGCACCGATGCAGGCGGCGCGCGCGGGTGGCATGAGTTGGCGCTCCCCACCCTTTCCGACGTGGACCTTTCCGGCCTCGTAGATGGCGACAGCCTGGTGTGGAACGCCAGCACCAGCAAGTGGGAGGCCGGGCAAACCGCGCCGCCTCAAGTGTTCAACCGCATCACCGAAGACGGCGACATCCGTGTCACGGCTGAGGGCGACCTGAGGATCACCGACTAATGGCATTGAAGCGAATTTCAGACCTGACTGGCGCAACGCTGCCACTCACGGGAGCCGAGGAGCTGGAATTGGACGTTGCTGGTGCAGCCCGCAAATGCACTGCACAGGACATCGCGGATCTAGGTAGCGGCAGCGGCTCGGGTGATGTTGTTGGCCCCAGCAGTGCGACTGATTCTGCGGTTGCCCTATTCGACGGTAGCACCGGAAAGCTTATAAAGAACGGCGTCACCGTATCCGCTATTAAGCAGGCTGACCAGAATAGTCAGTCATCGGCATATACGCTATTGATCGGCGATGCTGGAAAGCACATCTATCACCCGTCAGCAGATACCACGGCCCGCATCTGGACGATTCCCGCGAACAGTTCAGTGGCTTTCCCAGTTGGGACGATGGTTACCTTCGTAAACGACACCGGTGCAGGCGTCATTACCATCGCGATCACAACGGATACGCTGGTTCTTTCTGGCGCTGGTACAACTGGAAGCAGGTCTCTTGCTGCTAATGGCATTGCGACGGCCATCAAGATCTCAAGCACCCGCTGGATGATCTCCGGCACAGGGCTGACCTAATGCTTCAGCAAATTCTTCTGGCGAATATGTCGGCGTCGGTGCCGGTGGTCCTGAGCAACACGCACACGGGGTTTTCGACGGTTTCAGCCTCTCACCCTGTGCAGATGCCCGCAATGGTCAGCGCGGGGGATCTGCTCATTGTGCTGATTACAACCCGGTATTCTCCAGGCGGCTCAACAATCATGGAGCCAACCGCCGCTGGCTTCACCCTCATTGGGAAGATGCTCACCGGCGCTTCGACCACGCAGTTCCACATTTTCCGGAAGACGGCCACGGGCACCGAGGGAGGTACGACGGTCGATTTCGCAACCGCCCTTGGCATGGATAGCGTGGACGCGCAGGTCGTCCAGATCCAGGCCGGCACATGGAGCGGGACACCCGTGGCAACCTTTGCCGCCGACTCGGCCTCTGGCTTCAATCCTGACCCGCCCAGCCGGTCTACCGTGTGGAGCGGGCTCAACGTCCTGTTCTTCGCGTGCTTCGGTAGTAACGGCGCCGCCGCGCCAACGGTGTGGTCGCTGCCAGACAATCAAGTCACCACGACATCAGGAGGCGCCACGAACTGCCGAGTTATCTCTTGCAGCACGGTGTCAACGGCAGGAACGTTGGACCCTGGAGCTTTCACGATGGCCGCCACCACGAGATGGGCGGCGGCCACCTTGGCAATCAGGCCGGTCTAGCGCGACCAGACCGACAGCCACCCAGCGGTGCCGGTCGACGTATTGCCCTCGGTCATCGTCCATAGGGTGCCGTCAGCGGTGAACGTGAGGTCCTCGGGGTAGTTCGATGGCGCGGGGAACTGGTCAACCACGTAGGTCTCCCAGGAATCCTCCCGCGCGCCCAAGGCGATATAGGTGTCGAAATCGATGACCTGCACCGTGCCCACCTGCGGGGTCTGTCCGGTGACCACGTTGGAAGCGATGTAGAGCAGACCGTCCCGATAGGCGATTCCCTGCACTCGGTAGCTGAGCGACAGGCTGCGGCCGACCTCGTTGTGCAGGATCGTCATCACCGGCGCGCCGGAAGTCCGGTACTCGGCCATGAGTAGGTATTCGGCATCGTCGACGGGAGCCCATTCCATCGCGCAGCACGTGGAGGCCCAGCCGAAGGGACGCTCCTCCAGGATGACCGCCGTACCGCTCGACAGGCTGGCGTCCAGGTCGATCTCCAGCAACTTGCCGGTGAGGTACTCCGAAGCCCACCACGAGCCATCTCCGCGCCGCGCGATGGCTGCCACGTGCTTGTAGGGGGCCGGGAAGGTGAACGACCCCTCTACCACGCCGGCAGTCGTGACCTTGAAGGCCCGGGAGACGCTGTCGCCATAATGGGCGGTGATCAGCAACTCATCCGCGCTGATGGCCTCGATCGCCTGCGGACGGGCGCCGTACCCGTTGTAGGTCTGTATCGGGAAGTCGAAACGCTTCGTCCATCCGTTGGCCGTGGTCTGGGAAAAGCAGGACAGCGGGAGCAGGGCCAGGAGCAATACCAGGAGCTTCTTCATTCACGTCCTCCGTGAGGGAGGCCCATGCCGATTGCCGGATCAGTCCGGTGGGTATGCGGCGTGGGATCCCATCGTTGAGCGCGGGCTTTCGCCGCCCTGGGCCTGGCGCTGTTACACGCCCAGGTGCGCTCAGGCCTCAGACGCGAGGCCCGAGGCAACTACGGGATGGGAGAGGTCTGGAGGCAGGAACGGGCTAGCACGCAACTAACACGCGCAGGTGTTTTCCACCCTGATTCTCTGCTGTTTTCTGGATCGTCCAGATCGCCTAAGTCATTGTTGAGACTGGATTTCCCTGACCTTGACATGGTAGGGGTCACAGGTTCGAACCCTGTACCGCCCACCACTTCGGCGCACAGTGCGCCGAGTGACTCGAAGCCGGCCCTTGGGTCGGCTTTTTCGCTTCAGATTTAGCCTCCAGCCAGGCCGCCGCCCAAGTGGCCGGGCAGGTGGCCGTCGTCCTCCTCCTCGGCATCAGCCGGGTCGAGGTCGCCGAACTCTTCGTTGAGCCCGCCGCGGTTCGGCATGGGATCGCGATCCTGGCCCGCGTCGGGCGGGTCCGTTCGAGGCGTGGTGGGCATCATGGTCGGCAGCTTGAGGTGGGGAGTGCTCAAGCTAGCGCCGGAGATGGTGCGGACAGGTGAAGGTCACGCCGCCGGTTCAACGCAGCGGCTCCGCATAGGTCAACGCCACATGTGCCGGCCCTTCGAGCTCGTTCAGTATGGGGCTCAGTTGGCCCGCCAGCATGCGAAAGCAGTAGGCGAGCTGGGCGGGCGTCACTCGCAGGCTGCCTGCGGTGTCATCTTGCTGGGTGCGTGGTTCGACTGTGGTAGCCAGGAATTCCAGAAAGTCCTGCACGCGCAGGAGTTGGTGCTGGGCGTGTTCAGGCAAATAGTAGCCGGGGCCATGGGACGCGGAGTGAGTGTCGGCGAGGTCGCCGTCATGCGGATCAATGGACATCGTTGCAGTTCCTCGAAAACCGAAAACACACGATCGGCGGTGGGTTGCCCCGAAGGGGGAATCTTCCGTTCGCCCAGCATTACCGTTGCATGGCTTGGTCGGCCGTCTGCTGGCATGGCGCTGAGGTGTGTTTGGGAGTTTTCAGTCTCCGCGAGCAAAGACTAAGGTCGGCCGCGATGCATGGTCCATTGGATTAGGGCACTTGTTGCGCTCGATCTGATGTAGGTGTTCTGCTTGGTGGTAGGCGCTAATCGTGATTGACCGCCTGCCGATACAGCTTGAACTCACCGTCGCCATCACGCTTCCACAGATTCAGGCTCTTGCCCTCGACGACGCCCGCATCGTTGCCGGCACGCCAGCCCACGCGATAGAAACCTTCTTCCAACACCGTATCCGGTGCCAGCGTGTGCAGATGGCCGCTGCGCAGGTCCAGCGAATCGATGCTGACCGTGCCCGGCTTTTCGTGTTCGATGAAATAGGGACGGATCTCGTCCATGCCGACCAACATCGGCGTGTAGTAGGTCAGGTAGATCGCATCGGGAAAGAACAGCTCGGCGTGTTCGCCGCCACGGCGTTCGGTGACCAGGGTGCCGATCAATGCATTGCGCTGCGTGATCTCGGCTGACAGGGCGGCGTCGTTGGCGAAAGCTCCGCTGGTCGGTGAGACGGCAGCCGCGACCTCGGGCAGCTTCGCACGCTCGAACGGCGCATCAGCGCCCCAAAGTTCCGAGACGATCATTGGCTCGGCGCCGCGCAGATCCCACAGCGTCATGTACTTGCCGGCATAGTCGTAGCTGCCGGCGTCACCGCGACGGAAGGCCCGACGGTAGTGGCCGATCTCGATCGCGTAGTCGCCGTAGGCGAGCACTTCGCGTGGCGTCCGGCGATAGGACGCGACATCGACGGCGGCGAACCATTGGCGGTAGTAGTCGCCGATGGCTGCACGCCCACGTCGTGCGACGCTGTGTTCGGGCATGAGCATGGCGTCGTCGCCGTAGGCCGCTTGCAGCGCCGCGGGATCTTCCCCGAGCCAGGCATCGCGCAGGCGCGCGTTGGCCGCTTGCAGGCGCTGTTCCGGGGTGATGGCCGTCGCCAGCGCATGGCCGCAGGTCGTGCCCAGCAAGACGTAGAGCAGCCACTTCATGGCGACCTCTGTCCGGAGACGGGGATGTGCCGACCTTACGCCCCGGCGCAGGCGTCGCCAAGCGGTGGCGACCTTCCAGGGCATCTCCACGACGCGGGTACGGCGGCCGACCGATAATGGGCCACCGGCCGTATGGCCAGGCCTGGATCGAGGCGGGAGCAGGACGATGACCGAGCAGACGCATGTCGACGGCCGAGTATTGGTCGCCTCCGTATTAGCGCTGTTGCTGCTGTTGCCCGGATGCCGGGCGGAGCGGGCGGCGGAATCATCTTCCGCCGCAGCGGAGGGCAGGTCTGAGCCGCCGGCCGCTGCGCCAGCGGGCGCCGCGGTGGACGGGGTGCCCGCTGCCGCTGCGCCATTCGCCTGGCCGGCTTCATTGCGGCCATTCGGTGACGGTTACCCGCGGGCGGGCGATGCCTGTAGACGGATGGGGGAGACCGCTGCCGTCGCCGATCATCTCGATCACACGCGCACCCTGGTCGGTTGTCCGGGATCGGCCGATTCGCCGGAAGCGCAAGGACTGGTGACCGAAGGCAATGGCAAGGTCGTCGGCGAGATCGAAGGTGTCACGCTGGTTTCGTTGCCCACCCAATAAGGACCGGAAGGTCGATCCGCATTGTGCGGAAACTGCCTAGAAGCCTTGAATACGTATGCAGGCCAGCCCCGCCCGCAGGAGGCGACGCTAAGCTAACCGGGTTTTCTCGGCGCCGCTTCGCGGGCGCCTTCGCAGCCCGGAGGGGGGCTTCATGTCGCAGACTCCATGGTGGCGCGGTGCCGTCATCTACCAGATCTATCCGCGCAGTTTCCTGGATGCCAACGGCGATGGGGTAGGCGACCTGCCCGGCATCATCGAGCGCCTGGACTACGTGGCGTCGCTGGGCGTGGATGCGATCTGGATCTCGCCGTTCTTCAAGTCGCCGATGGCCGATTTCGGCTACGACATCGCC